GTGGCTGACCAGAAGAGGCGCGGCAATTTGCCGGACTTGATTGCCAATGGCTACGTGGTCGAGATTAAGCGGAAGCGGAAACCCCCGATGCGTAAAAAGGCGGCGGCATAATGGCAACGGTAACCAATGGATATGTGACATTGGCGGAACTCAAAAATCACATACAAGCCAACGGAGGTGGCGGGTTCACGGCGGCAGATGATGACAATCTATCTATCGCCATCAACGCGGCGAGCCGTTGGATTGACCGCCAGAAACATACATCGTTCTACGCACGTGACGAAACCCGTTATTTCACGGCAAAATATGGCGACCTGCTTTATGTGGATGACCTTCTCTCCGTAACTACGCTCAAAACTGACGATAATGCAGATGGTACGTATGAGACCACGTGGGCAATCACGGATTATGTGCTGGAGCCGCGCAATGCCGCATTGGGAAGCGAGCCACAACCATATCGGCAAATCAGATATAATGTCAATGGCGATTATTCATTCCCCGTCAATGTTAGGGATGGGGTGCAAATTGTCGGCTCTTGGGGCTATGCGTCATCCGCTCCGGCAGCAATTGAGCAGGCGACACTATTGATGGCGCATCGATTGTGGAAGCGCAAGGACGCCATTTTTGGCGTTGCGGGAACGGCGGCGTTGGGCATTACAATGGTGCAAGCAAAGATAACAACGGACACGGACATTATGACTTTGTTGGATAGCATCGGCGAGCGAGGGTTTTGATGGGATTGACTTACGAGGTACGCGGAACAAAAAAATTGGTACGAAAGTTAAATAAAATCGCCGGCGTGTTGAGAAAAGACGTAACCAAAACCATCCAAAAATTTACAATTGAGGAAGCGGCGGACTTGCGACAAAAAAAATACCCGCCGCGATTGCCAGACCAAAAATACATTCGCACGGGATTGCTGGGACGCTCATTCCATGATTTTCGGCGCGGCAAAACCATTTTCGGCGTATACAATGATACCCCCTACGGGAAGTGGGTGATTTGGAAGGGTATGCAAGCGCCCATTCACGCGGGGCGATGGTGGACATTCCAACAGACAGTGCAGACCGATGCCAAGAGATTGATGCGGCGGCTGAATAAACTTATCGGCAAACAGGTGAATAAATGACGGCGACATTGCAGGGTGCGATAGCCGAATTAATCACGGTGGTGAGTGGCGTCACCGGGGTACAAAATGCGCCCGCCACACCAACCGAGCAAATTACGAGTTATCCGGTAGCGATGGTCTATGCCGCCGAGGGCAAATCATCGAATGGGATGGGCAGCCGGTTGGAGAGTGAGCATAACATACAGATTGCGTTGCTTATGCCGTTGAACGATTATCGACAAGCGACAACAACAATGTTGCCGTTCCACGAACCTATAATCGCCGCACTATTCAGCCATCGAAATTCTCGTGCATCATTGCACTATCAATCATTCGCAGGGGTATCATATACATTTGGGCGGATCGATTGGGGAAGCGAAGCATTTGGATACATTTTCACAATTGAAGGCGTGCGGATTAAGAATAATATATAAATTACAATAATTAGCAAAAGGAGAATTATTATGGCAGAATATACTTCAACCGAGTGGGATGTGCTTATCGGAGTGGATGATATTACCGATGATGTTGTTTCCGTGACCTACACCCCGAACGGGTCGCAAACAATCACAAAAACGTTGGATGGCGGGCAACGTACCGGCGCGCCGAGTTATGAACGGGGATATGAGGTTGTGGTAATCATGGATAGCACCACCGGTTCGGGCTACGAGCAACTACTTACCGCCGCCCGTGCGGGTACTACATTGTCGATGTCTATGCGTCCGGAAGGCACTGCAAGCGGAAGCCCGCAACACGCTTTTTCGGCATACGTGATGGAAGGCGACATTAGTGCCGATTCTAGCAGCACAGATGTAGTAACGCAAACCTTCACCCTCGCGGTAACCGGCACAGTTGACTTTACGGCGCAGGTATAAAATGAAAGTTATTGCTGGGCACGACAAACGGAATTATATGGTGGTGCGCGATGACCTGACGCGCGCGCACCGCCGCCGATACTTGGCGGGCATTGTGGCAGCCAATCCGGGTGACGCTGATGAAATTGAGGCGGTGCTACGCGAGACCGTGCTGGAGGTACAGATTGTCATCGGCGATGACGAGATTTCTGGCTTGGATGCAGTTATGGAAGCCTTTGACGCGCGAGATGACATAACTCCACAAGTCGAGGGATTTTGGGCGAATGCGTGGCTGACGGCGTATCGTGAGTTACAAGAATTGGGAAAGCCCACGCCCGCGCGATAGCGCGTTATCTCTCATGCGATGAACCACCGCCCGATGAGGTGCAGGATTATCGCCTATTGGAGTTATTCGGTTGGCGAGTACCGTTGAGCGTGATTGACCAAGAGGATATTGGGCGGTTGTTACGCGCGTTGGAGGCGGGGCAGATGGTCAGTAATTGGGACGCATATCACGCGGGCGGCAAACAGGCGCGTGCAAAATTGGGCACGAAAATTTATAATATAAAACGGCTGGCAAACGATGGCAAGAAACGCAATTGAAATAATCATAAAAACGATCGGCGCGAAAAAGGCGAGCAGTGACCTCAAATCCGTGGGGTCGGCAACTGATAATTTGAGCGTGGCGCTTGGTGGATTATTGAAGGGCGGGTTATTGGCTGGAGCAGGGCTTGCTATTTTCCAATACGGCGCGAGTGCCGAGGCATCAGCGGAAAAAATCGACCGGTTGGGGGTTGCAACCGATGCGATGGCGAAACGGATTGGCGAAACGCAATCGAGTATGCTGGATGCGATACAAAAAGCATCTGGGCATACGGTTGACCAGTTCACCGCATTAAAGGCCGCTAATAAGGCGATGATATTCGGGCTGATAGATAGCGCAGACCAAATGGGGGAACTAACCACCATGGCTCGAGTGTTGGGTAATGCGATGGGGCAAGATACCGCCAAATCGATAGACGACTTGACGACCGCATTGGGTAGGCAAACTCCTCTTATCCTGGATAATCTTGGGTTAATATCAGACGTCACTGGTTGGCAAGAGCAATATGCCGAGCAATTGGGCAAAACGGTTGACCAACTGACCGAAGCGGAGAAAAAGCAATCTTTTGTAAATGGAGCATTGGCTATTGGGCGGGAAAAAGTTGCAGAACTGGGTGGCATAACAGTCACCACGGCTGATGCCTCCGACCATTTATCTGCCGTTTGGAGTGACTTGACTGATACGGTGGGGAGTGGGTTAACCCCCGCCATCAGTGCGGCAAAAGAGGCGTTGGCAGGCTTTTTGGAAGGAGTGGATGCCGCAGTCTCCAAAAACAGCAATCTAGACACGCAATACGCATATCTCAATCGCCAATTACAAGAAATAACGAAAAATGGCGAAAAATCGCTTACCGAGCGTGGCAAGGCAGATGTTGCCGAGATCCGCAGGCTGATGCACGTTATCAATGCAGAGCGGGAAGCGGCGAAATGGGTTGACCATCAAGACCGCGCCATCCGTGATGCAACGGTCGCCATAGAACGGCAAAGTACGGAAGCGAAAAAACAAGCTGAATGGCAAAAAACATTGAGCGATATTGCTCATAGTCGCGCGCAAGCTGAATTATATATTCTGCAAACAATGCAGGATGAGGACGCCAGTGCGTTTGCATTAAGCAACACGTTTAAAAATACAATGGCTGATATAAAATCTTCGCAAGTTGATGCCGCCACCGCATCGGTCACGGCGTGGCAAGGTGCATCAAATGATTTGCAAACATTGGTGAGCTCACAAATTCAGCCGACATTATCAGATGTATGGCAGCCGCCGCAACAAGACCAACATATCGACGAGTGGGCGCGGCGAGCGGCAACATTGGCGACAGATGGGTTGTCAAGTGAATGGCTGCCCGCGTTGCAGTCTCAATTCGGCGGCACAGATTTTTGGCAGCCAATTGCGGACGCAGTTGCATCCGGCGATAATAGCGCGGTAAAACAGGCGATGACGGATTTGCTGGCAGGAGGCGGCGACCCTCAATTATTCGACAAGGAATTAATTAAGCAGCGGGTTCGAGACGCCATTAGTCAGCAAAATGTACGGCAAGAATTGATAGATACCATCACCGCCGAACTGCAAGGCGAGGGGCTGAACGTGTCAACCGGCGACGTGTCCGCACAAATAGGCGGCGGGGGGATTGCCGCCGGGGTTGCGAGTGAATTAAGCGGTGGATTACCAGATGCGATTAAAAATAATAGCACGGGGGCGGCGTTAATGGCGGCTATTACCGCGCAAATCAAAGACAACAAAAAGGCGGCGTTGGATTTAGCAACTGCCGTAGTCAAGGGGATGAACGAGCATTTGCAGGATGTTATTGGTGAATTTAAGTTGATTTCTGCTTTGACGGATAATGTTATAGAGCAATTAGGATTGGTGGAGGCTCGTCCATAATGAGTACAATTATCGGAGGAGTAACAGTCGCCACGCCTGATAATCCGGGTACGCGGGCAGTTGTCTTTAATGGGCGATATGGAACGGCGATTGATGGTACATCGTTGGTCGACGGCACAGGCGCGAAATTAAAATGGTCGCTCAATTGGACGGAATTAACTGCCGCTCAATTTAGTACATTATACACTCAATTAATCGACAGCGCTGCTCAATCATTCACTGCTCCAGAGGGCGGGACTTATACTGTATTGGTGTTGCAAAACACAATTAATGTCGAGTACGAGGCGTTGAATGATGGTTCGCTCATCTATACCGTGACTGTAGATATACAGGAGCAATAATGGACGCCGCGTGGTTTGGGGCTAGTCGAATATTATCTGCGAAGCTAGAGGTTCAATGGGACGGCACGAATTGGACGGATGAGACCAGCCGGTTAATGTCGGCTAACGGGCGAGCCGGCGTTCCGTTTCTGTGGGAAAATAAGGCACGGGCGTTTACTCCAGGGCAAGCCACATTTACGGTACGCTCCCCCTCCGACCGGTTCAGTCCCTACAATTCCGGAAGCCCGATATATGCGTACATCAAAGATAACGGCGGATATGGCATTCCCATCCGTTTCAGCGCGGCGGTAAAAGATGGCGCGGATGTTTTTCAATGGGAGCGGGTTTTCACCGGATTTGTCGATAACATCGAATTAACCAGTATAAAATACAATCGCACGCGGATAAAGGCAATTGATGGCAGCCATCCATATCTGCAGACCAAAAAAAGCACCGCAACAATTGAGAATTATACCGCCAGCGAATGGATAGCATATCTTGCGGCGTTAGTTGGGATTACCGGCGCATCGATTGATGCGGGATTAACGGACATTCCGTTTTGCTGGTTGGATAATGAGAATGTAATCAACGAGATGCAACAAGTGGCGCAGGTCGATGGCGGAGTTGTTTTTTTTGACCGTGACGGAGTATTAACATTTCGGGGGGCGGAGAGTTTTTTGGAGCGTGCCGAATACACAACCAGCCAGCATACATTTACCGTGTCAAATATGCGGGAAACGAAAGCGGCTTGGAATTGGGAAAATGTCTACAATGCAGTGATAGTACCCTACACTCCACGCGGATTAGGCAGCACCGGAACGGAAATTTATACGCTAACACGTCCCTTTTCAATCAACGCTGGGGCGAGCAAAACTATTGCTGCACGGCATAAATATCCGGCGCAGAGTGTGGATGGTACTATCAGTAGTACCATTCTCACGGGTGCGGGGGATGACATTTCTGCGGATGTGGCCATTACTGTGACAAATTATGCGCAATTCAGCGAATTGTTGATTACCAATAATCACGCATATCAGACAGCGAATGTGTTGAAATTATCAATATCCGGCACGCCAATTTTAGGACGCAAATCCGAGCAGGTGGAAAGCACGGCAACAAGTTTGGTCATTGGCGATCCGGCTACGACCAAAAAATCTTTCCCGATTGCATCAAACCCATATTTGCAAACGCGCGCGCAAGCAACGATTTTGGCTGATATGCTCATCGGGCGGCTGGTGGCATTGCGCGGGAAATATAAAGTCGACGCGCCGGCATTGCCAGCGATTGAACCGTTGCATCGTGTGACATTGGTAGATAGCGGCTCGATGATTAACAGAGCGGCGTTATTGTCCGATATTTCGTGGGCATTCAATAAAGGGGATTTTTCGGCACAATACGGGATGATTGATGCCAGCGGCTGGTATCCCTCGGCAGATACTCCGTGTTATCTCAAGATTGGGACAGACACAACTGGCAGTGGAAAGGTATTATTTTACTGATGACATTATCACGATACAGCGCAACAAGTAGACT